TCGAAGAGATTAAGCGAGGTGATCATGTCATCATCGTAATCGACTCGGTCGGTAATCTTGCTTCGAAGAAAGAAGTCGAAGATGCTTTGAAGCAAAACTCTGCTGCAGATATGACTCGCGCAAAGCAACTCAAGTCGTTGTTCCGCATGGTCACACCTCACCTGAATCTCAAAGACATTCCGCTGGTCGTGGTCAATCATACCTATCAGACTCAAGAGATGTATTCGAAGGCCGTGGTTTCTGGTGGTACAGGTATCTACTATTCTGCTGATAACATCTTCATCGTCGGTCGTCAGCAAGAAAAAGACGGCAAGGATGTGACTGGTTATAACTTTATCATTAACGTTGAGAAGAGTCGATTCGTAAAAGAGAAATCAAAGATTCCTGTCGAAGTATCGTGGGACAAGGGCATCAGCAAATGGTCTGGTCTCCTCGATATGGCTCTCGAGTCTGGTCACGTCATCAAGCCAAAGGTTGGCTGGTTTCAACGTGTAGACATGGAAACAGGTGAGATCCTTGACAAAAGCTATCGTATGGCTGATACATACGACTTTAGTTTCTGGCATCCAGTTCTTCAGTGTCCTAAGTTCAATGAATTCATTGAGAAGAAGTATTCTGTTGGTAATGGTGCCATTATGCAAGAAGATGAAGTGGCAGCGGTCTATGAGATGGAGGATGAATGAGAATTGAACACATCATATTTGGAAATCTTATTGAAAACGAGGAGTACGGCCGGAAAGTCATTCCATTCCTGAAAGAAGAATACTTTACCGATATCGTAGATCGTAAGATCTTCTCTATTATTCATGAATATGTGGGAAAGTATAACAACTTTCCTACAAAATCTGCTATTGAGATTGATCTTAACGATGTCGGTGGTCTGTCTGATGATCAGTTTAAGACTGCAAAAGAAGTTGTATCTGGTCTTGATAAGTCTGAAGATCGTGATGTGGCATGGCTCGTAGATAATACCGAGAAGTTTTGTAAAGACAAAGCCTTGTATAATGCTTTGATGCAATCGATTCAAATCGTCGACGATAGTAAGAAGGATAGTATATCTGTTGGATCCATTCCTCAGATCTTGACTGACGCTCTCGGTGTTTCTTTCGATAGTCATGTCGGTCATGACTTCTTGAATGATGCAGCAGAACGTTATGAGTTCTATCATCGCAAAGAAGTTCGAATTGGTTTCGACCTTGATCACTTTAACAAGATTACTCAAGGCGGTCTTCCTCGTAAGACACTCAACATTGCTCTTGCTGGTACTGGTGTCGGTAAGTCTTTGTTCATGTGTCATGGCGCGGCACACAACTTGATGGCAGGTCAGAATGTCTTGTATATTACTCTCGAAATGGCAGAAGAAAGAATCGCCGAGCGTATCGATGCCAATCTTCTTGGTGTCACGCTTACCGATCTCAAAGATCTGCCACAGGCAATCTACTATAAGTTGATCGGAAGAGTCAAGGAACGAGCAAAAGGTAAGCTCATTGTGAAGGAGTATCCAACAGCATGCGCAGGCGCCGCAAACTTTCGACATCTCTTGAACGAGTTGAAGATCAAGAAGAACTTTATCCCGGACATTATCTACATCGATTATCTGAACATCTGTGCATCTTCGAGGATCAAACCGGGGTCGAACGTGAACTCGTACACCTACATCAAGGCAATCGCCGAGGAACTTCGCGGCCTCGCCGTCGAGTTCAACGTACCCATAGTTTCGGCGACTCAGACTAATCGTTCTGGTTTTAGTAGCTCTGATGTTGGTCTCGAAGATACTTCTGAATCGTTCGGTTTGCCAGCAACTGCAGATTTTATGTTTGCCTTGATTACGAGCGAAGAGTTACGTCAACTCAATCAGATCATGGTCAAACAACTCAAGAATCGTTATGGTGATCCTTCAGTAAACAAACGCTTTGTGATTGGTGTCGACTACTCGAAGATGAGACTGTATAATGTAGAAGCCTCTGCTCAAGTCGACATCGTGCAAGATGAAGATCGACCAGTCTTTGACAATACAAACTCTGGATATCGATTAGAAAATGAATCGAAACCAGTGAGTAAGTTTGAAAAAATCAAATTTGCAGGTTTCAAATGATAGACAACTTAAGACCTGGCTGGATAATTAATACTGTGAAAAATCCAAAGTACACTTGGAAATGTAAGGTATTGAAAAATGTGACGTGGATGGTCGAAGAAGGCAATGAACCTAATCGGTTTCAACGCAAGATGCAAGAAATTTGTTTTGGTTTTAAATGGGAGAAGATTGATGGTTAACTATAAGATTGTAAATGAGCACACGGTTTCGGTGACGAACAATTATGTAGAACGTGGCGGTGATATCCTCGAGCTCAAGACAGATCAGATCATTAAACGTAATCTTGGATTCAATAAGGCGAAAGAGTTGGTTCGGCATCTGAACTTTGGCGGTGGTTTTGACGGATCGACTCCAGCATTTTTTTTAGCCGAAAGCGCAAAAATGTTGGATTCTAGTCAACAAAGTGTATAAATAGATGTACACTATGTGGTGCGTGGATATACAGTTAAACTGTGTAAGTTAGGCAAGAGTCTTAATTGACGAATGGAATAGGCAGGGTCACAGGTGGGGTTCCTCCTGCTACACGCATGATGGGCGGCTTTCGGGTCGCCCATTTTTTTGTCTTCTCGAAAATAAACATGTACATTTTATCAAAACTTTGGTAAGGTGGACCTATAATCAAGAAGGAAAAAACATATGTACGCCATTCAATATTTCGATCGCCTTAATAACAACCTCGATACCTCTTCGCCAAAATTCCCTACCATTCAACTTCTCGTCGATTTTATCAATCAAAATCCGACACTCGAATATTCAATCGCTCTTTACAAAAATTATTTTGTCGCCGCGACCGTCGACGATATCGTTCTTAACAAAAAACCCCGCCTAAAATTCATTAGACTCATGTCTCGCCTATCTCCCGTAATTGACAATTATAATTAAAAATAAACATGTACATTTTATCAAAACTTTGGTAGTATGAATAATAAGCTAAGGAGATTGTTGATGACTGCTTTTACAAAAACTAACTTCGAATACCATGGTGGATACCTGCACTACATGACTGCTGCAGGTGAACGCAAGTTTGTTGCGCGCTTCAAGCATCGTGGTCCAGTTACCAAGGCTAAGTTTCAAGCCGCATTGATTAAGCATTACACAATCGAAGGTTACTTTGCTCGTCTGGTTGGTCCTTATAATGCTCAAGGTGAAGCTCCTCTGCAGATCTTGATGAATGACGAGATCTTGCAATTCGATCGTGATGATTTAGGCCGCGGATTCTTTATCTTAGACGGTAAAGAACTCCGCTAAAATAAACATGTACAATTAATCGATATCGATGTATACCAGAATCTGAAGGAAATTATATTATGACAATGCATCTTCTAGGCCCTGCTTACACGACCACTCATCATGGCAAGCGTAAGTCCAAAATGACGACGTCAAAGTACACCAAAATTGGTTTGGCTTGGCTCGAAGATTGTAGATTTTGCAAGAGCAACGGCTTAAAGCCAAAGACGTTCGAAGAATATCAAGATTACCGTGCAGGTAACTACAAGCCAAAGCTTCGCGGTACACCGATGCCTGATTATGGCATTTCTGACCATCGTCAAAAGTATCCTTCTCAAAATCAGATCGGTGTAGCTTACACCAAGAACTCAAATTACGAGAAAGAAAAGCTTGCCGTCAGCGGCAATTATATCATCGGCCAAGCCTATAATAAAGGCGGACTTGTTGTCCTTTCCAAGTCTGAAGCGGCCGATCCGGCAACTGGTAAGAGGCGCGGTTGAGCTTCTTGTTCCTCCTCTCATCGTTGCCGTTCTTGGCGATCTTGGGCTTCTTCCTTTGGGTCGGGTTCAAGGTCGCCAAGCATTTTTTTAAATTCGCACTCTATGGATTTCTTTTTATTATTTTAATCCTCCTCGCTTTAGGGGGTGTACAAAATTGAATTTTTGTAGTAAGGTAAACCTATGATTGACCATACACCAACTTATTCCGCCTTTCGTACACCACTCGCAATGGCTGGTATCGATTTTCATGATCACCATTTGGTTGGTTTGACGTGGCCATATATAAACTGCAAAGGCAAACAGTATCACGTTACGATGCTCAATCAAGGTTGGGTTTGTGACTGTCCCGGTTTTAATTTCTATAATAAGTGTAAGCACATTACACAAGTGCACGAAAAGGTAATAGCAGAATGATTGTTCAAAACGCAGCGACATGCCTGAGTTGTGGAGATTTTATTGTTTCGAAGCATCGTCACGATTTTGTTGAATGCACGTGCGGTGCGATCGCAGTCGATGGCGGCCAAGATTACCTTCGACGTGTAGGTGACTTTACGAATGCGACTGACCAGTCGTGGTCTTTAGACAGTGACTTATATTTTGATTGCGCAAAAGCCGTTACTGATGCTCTCGATAACGGAAAAAACAATATCGGAATTGCAAATGCTGTATTGCGCAAGCTTCGTGAAGCTGGTCGTATTGTTGCCGATCACGAGCAGCGCATCTTTGCCGAGAATAAGAACCTCGACGAGATCATGGTCGAAGAGGTTGATGGAACTTTTAATCGTTATAAGAAGGTGATTGATAATGTCTGAACAAGAATGGAAGAAACTACCACTACCAACTGAATCGCCGCTGGTTCCGTATAAGCGATATCGAGGCAGCAAAGTAACATGGTCGAGTGGCAAGACTGCCTACTAT